GCTACCACTATGACCGTAGCAGCAGGTACTGGTTCTACCTTATTAGGTGGAGTAACACTTGCTGCAGGTAACGTAGATCAATTCACAGTTGCTCTTGATCCTGATACACAAAATGAAGAAATTGTATTTATCACTGCAGTATCTACCGATACCTTTACGGTTGTAAGAGGTCGTGCCTCAACAGGTAATATCTCACATACTGGCGGTGCAACAGTACGCCACGTTCTAACCTCTGATGATCTAACGTTTTACACAACTGGCGTAGATAATGCAGTTACTCTTACTGGAACTCAAACATTAATTAATAAGACAATCAGTGCTTCCACTAATACTCTTACCGGAGTAGCTACCCTAACTGGTACTGAAACACTTACCAATAAGACTTTAACTAGTCCAGTAATTAACACATCAACAAACACAGGTTCAATTCTTGTATCCCCAGAAGAGCGCACTACAATATCCGCAACTGCTGCAACTGGAACTGTAAACTTTGATGCTTCAACTCAAGGCGTTCTTTATTATACAACTAATGCTTCTGCTAACTTCACACTAAATGTTCGTGGTTCATCGGGTGTAACCCTTAACTCAATCCTTGCAACGGGTGATGCTATAACTGTGGTATTTCTAAATACTAATGGAGCAACACCTTATTACCCAACTGTTTATCAAATTGACGGCTCAGCCGTCACTCCAAAATGGCAGGGTGCAACAACACCTACGGGCGGTAATGCTTCATCAATTGATGCTTACTCTTTAACTATTATTAAGACGGCTTCAGCAACATTTACTGTACTTGCATCTCAAACTAAATTTGCTTAAAGGGGAAATATGTCACCAATATTAGGTTCTAAGGCGGGTGCTGCCGCTAATGGTTATGGTCTATTTTCAGTATTAAAACCAATAGTTACGGGTGGAACTCTGGCATCTGACTCTACTTATTTCTATAGAACATTTACATCAAATGGAACACTCACTGTTTCTAATGCTCCTCTAGTTGCTGATGTTTTAGTTATCGCAGGTGGCGGTGGCGCTGCAGCTAATCAGTCAGGTGGTGGTGGTGCAGGAGGATTGTTAGCAAGTCTTGATCTTTCGTTTCCAGTAAATTCTTATTCCGTAGTTATTGGCGGTGGTGGTGGTGGTGCAACCAATGATCAAATTGGTGGGACTGGCGGTAACTCTTCTATAAATTCAATCGTTGCTTCAGGCGGCGGTGGAGGTGGTGCAGCCGGTCAACCTGGAAATAACGGTGGCTCTGGCGGTGGTGCTGGTTTAGGTGTTACTTCAAACGCAACTGGCATCGTAGGTCAAGGAAACGATGGTGGAAATCAGCGCGGTGGCGGTGGTGGCGCAACACAAGTGGGCGCTAATAGTGGTAATGGTGGTAATGGCTCAAATGCTTATTCATCTTGGGCTTCAGCTACAGGTACAGGTTTAAGTGGATATTATGCAGGTGGTGGTGGTGGTGCAAGCTATAGCCCAGGAAGCGGTGGAGGTGGTACTGCCAATACAGGTGGTGGTGGTAATGGTGTTGTTGCTTCCGGCGCTACTGGAGGTTCAGGCGGTTCTGGAATTGTTATTGTTCGCTATTTGAAATCGGCGGTATAAAAATGTCACACTGGGCTGAGATAGACGAAAACAATATAGTTTTAAGAGTGACTGTTGGTGATAATAATGATCCAGCAGGTGATGAAGGTTACCAATGGTTAATAGATAACCTTGGTGGAACTTGGATTAAAACAAGTTACAACAATAATATCAGAGGTAAGTTTGCTGCAACTGGTATGAAGTATGACCCAGTAATAGATGAGTTTATTGTTAATAATTAGTAATCAAATAAAATTTAGTCAAGGAGAATAATGGCCTACGGTTCAGATATTACCCAAGCAATACCAGTACCTTTATCTAACCCTGCTGGCTCTACCAACTATGCTGCAACTGGCGTTGCATATGACGTAGCTATTGGTGGGCAGCCATTCTTTGTCAACGCATCAGATGATACGCCTTACCGTAGAGTAACAGCACAGTATCGCAAGCAACAGATTGACCAAACTAGAGAGCCTGGTGAGCAGACACTTACTGGTTGGTGGCTACGTTCACAAAGCTCATTCCATCTTGGCGCTGGTATTAAATTCTTTGAACCTATTAATGAAGAGTCACTTCGTTTCCAGTACACAGAATCTAAAGGTTTAGATGTATGGACTAAAGGACAGGCAACTCTACTAAACAGTACAGTCAGAGCTAGGACTGCAATAGCAAATAATTTATATCTAGTTGGTGCTAGAGATACCACTAATAACGTAGATGCAGTTGTCTTTACTGAAGGACCTGATCTAAAGAAACTCACTATGAGTGGTGATACGCCTACAGTTACTACCTATACCTTGGTAACATCTCCGCATACACTTGATTTTAAAGCATTAACTTCTGATGGTACTCGGTACTTTGCAGCAGATAATGCCCGTATCCATAGAGGTAATATCTTTGGTACCACATCTGATGGTCATATCTACGATCTTAATGGTCCAGTAACTACAGTAGTAATGCGATATGCAAAGCAACGCTTACTAGCTGGAGTTGATAGGGATTTATACGAACTAGATTCTAATAAGGCATCCACTTCAGGTGGTCACTCTCTGCCCACTGAACTTTATACGCATCCAAATCCATCTTGGATATGGACAACCATATCTGAAGGACCTGCTGCTTTCTATGCTGGTGGCTATGCTGGATCTCAGTCATCTTTATACAAGATTACATTAGATACCGCCAATGCTAATGCTCTTGGATTCCCAGAACTTAATGTTCCAACAGTAGTAGTTGATCTACCAGAGGGAGAAATAATAAATGCCTTTGATGTATACCTTGGCACCTTTGGAGTTCTTTGTACTAATAAAGGTGTAAGAGTTGCACTGGTATCTCCTGATGGTGACATAAGTTACGGACCATTACTGATAGATACAGAGTGCAAAAGCGTAACCTTTAAAGATAAATTTGCTTATGTAACAACTTTACAAGGTACCGAGTCAGGTCTAATCCGTATTGATCTATCACAACCAGCAGTTCCTAACAGCCTTATCTTTGCTTATGCTTGGGATGTTTATGCAAGCGGTGAAACTAATAACCCAGTAGCCACAGACTTCCTTGGTGCTACCGATAGGGTTGTCTTTGCTATTCCAGGTGATGGAATATGGGTTAGATCTACAACAGACCTAGTACCAGAAGGACACTTACGTACTGGTTATATCCGTTACAACACATTAGAAACTAAAATTTATAAACTTCTTCAAGCTCGTGTTGATACTACTGATGGTGGATTAGGTATTGACTCTATTGATAGTCAAGATACTTACTATCGTATTGGTAACTTTGGTCAAGGCTCTGACTCACCAGAGATAAACATAAGTTATCCAACGGCAGCAGAAGAGTACTTAGGATTCCAGTTTAATTTAAGTAGATCAGATACTGATGCCTCAAAGGGTCCTTTGTTTACTGGTTATCAGATCAAAGCACTACCTGCTATTCCTCGTCAGCGTTTGATTCAATTCCCATTGGTCTGCTACGACCACGAGAGCGATCACTTCGGAGTTGAAACAGGCTATGAAGGATCAGCTTATGATCGTATGACAGAGTTAGAAAGTATTGAAAATCTTGGAGATACCATCAGAGTAGAGGATTTCAGAACTGGTGAGTCATTCATTGGACTGATAGAAGAGATGGACTTTGTAAATAAAACACCAAGCGATAGGAGATTCTCCGGTTACGGTGGCAATCTAATCGTAACTATCAGGACCGTATAGGAGAGAACAAATGTCCCCGAACGACTGGGCTGCTTTAGCCGTATCTGTAATAAGTATAGCTGGTGCATTAGCAATGGGAGTAAGACACCTTGTAAAGCATTATCTATCAGAGCTTCGCCCGAATGGAGGCTCTAGCCTCCGAGATTCCGTTGACAGATTGGAGCGCCAGGTTGAGGAAATTTACAGCATCCTTATTAATCGCAACTAGCGTTGCCTTACTAACAGGTTGTGGCTACCAGGGTTGGATGAGATACCCGTGCCAAGAGTTTGAGAATTGGGAAAAGCCTGAGTGCAATCCTCCTGAATGTATTGCTTATGGACAATGTACAAAAGATTTATTACCGGAGGGATATGATGGCACGTCAGAAACTAAGCCCTGAAGAATTACACGCTAGGTTAATAGTAACTATTGGAGTCATCCTAGCAATTGTATTTGCTGGATCAGTCTTTGCTTTACTGTATGCGTTCTTATTTATTACTCAACCTTTAGGTGAGCAAGCACCAAATGATAAAGCTGCTATTGATCTAGTATCAACCCTGTGTGTGTTCCTTACTGGAACCCTTGCAGGGATCGTATCTGCCAATGGACTGAAGAGTAAGAAAAAGGATGAGGATGTCAAATGAAAATACTTGCAAAGAAAGCAACGCCTGCTGCAATAGCAGTGCTTCGTCAAGCGACAGCATTAAAGCCGTTACGCAAGAAGGCATCGGATGGACTATTACCATCGGCAGCCCATTTAAAACAAAGTGCTGACTCAGATCACAACACTGGGTTCGCTGTTGATTTAACCCACGATCCTAAGAATGGTATTGATTGTGTTGAGATCTTTGAGAAGTTAAAAGAAGATAAGCGAGTTAAGTACCTGATTTTCCAAGGACAGATTTGGTCTAAGGAAAGAGCAAAAGAAGGCAATCGTAAATACAGTGGTAGTAATCCCCACAACAAACATTTGCATATCTCTATCAATGATGGTTCTGGAAATGACACTTCACCTTGGTTCTGGTGGATGAATCAACCTAATCCTTTAAAGGCATTAGTTGCATCCGTTACACCAACACCAGCGAAGAAGGCTTATCCAGTAGCACCAACTGCAGTTTGCACCTGTTGCAAGTTGCATAGCAAAACAAAATAAAGGAGTAATAAATGAACCCACAGTTCAAGCAAGTAGTTCTATCTTGGTTCCGAGCATCAGCAGCAGCAGCAGTTGCACTGTATGTAAGCGGTATTACTGATCCTAAGCAATTAGGAGCAGCAGCATTAGCAGGCCTAGCAGGTCCAGTATTGAAATGGTTAGATCCATCAGCTTCAGAATTTGGTAGAGGCTCAGAGTAAACTAGAATACTGCGAGGCTACACAGAGGCTCATCCCGAAAGGGATGGGCCTTCTTTTTTGTTTTCCCAATCTTTATTTGTAAAGGTCTTTATACGATGGCAGTTAGAACAGAGAGTCTGCAGGTTACTAGGCTGGTTGTTACTGCTGTCACCGTCTATGTGATCTACATCTAGTTGACTGCTGTGCTCAGGAACAAAGCCACATCTTTCGCATTTGTCCTTTTTGTATATTTTGTATGGGTATAACCGTCTGTTATTCTTAGTCCTGTATACTGTTATACAGCGCCACTTACCAGTAAGAGATGCTGAACTACTATCTCTTAACTTAATTCTTATAGGGCCACAGAGGGAACATACTGCGGTGCGAAGTGAATCATCTATATTAGATAGGCGGTGCATCTTTATCTATTGGGCAAGGCACAAGCACAAGATTGCCACAATTAACACAGGTTGCATCTAGGAAATACCAGACTATCTCGTAGTCATCAAAGCTAGCCAGTATGTTAAAGACCTGACTACCACAAGGGCAGATGTGTACTGGTCCTAAGGACCTTAGATCTGAGCCGAATTTAGGAGGTAGTTCTTTCTTGTTTTTACGCAGGATTGGTAGACGGAGCCGCATACTGTTACCGTTGCGCTACCTGAGGGTAGCGCCTGTACCGTTTTACCTCGTTCACACTCGGTATTGTAACGACATTCTCTGCCTAGTATAAAGCATTAAGCCTTTCGTGGCGTGTCGTGCTATACTTATCTCAAGACATAGGAGGGGTAATGACAACACTCGTTGGTATACAAACCGATGAAGTAGTAGTACTTGCTGCAGATTCGCAGATAACTGAAGATAACTTACGCACTATCTCAACAGCTACACCAAAGATAGTTGAAGTCGGTAAGTATCTAATAGGAATTACTGGTGATACTAGACCAGGAGATATTCTTTCTTACAACTGGAAGCCACCTGCATTTAAAGGTAGTGATGATCCAGTACAACATATGGGTAGGAAAGTAATTCCATCTATCATCAAAGCATTTACTGATGGTGGTTATGACTGGGCTAATGTTGATAAGAAAGACGGTGGCTTTGACTACCTAATATCTTTTAATGGAAATCTATTTCACATAGCTTGTGATATGTCATTCATTCAGAATGATTCAGATCTATACGCTATAGGTTCTGGTGGTCAGTTTGCTACCGGTTATCTATACGCCTGTAAGCAAAGAGCATCTGGTCCTTGGGGACTAGAACTAGCAGAAGATTTTGCTGAGGAAGCAATCCTTTGTGCAACACGCTTTGATGTAAACACTGGCCTCCCAGTACAAATTGTGACTCAGGATAGGATTTAATTATGAGCGATCCAAAAGAATTATTACTAGAAGTACTGCGAGCTAAGGATGCTAGTAGAGCAAGGTCTAAGCAAGCGCAGATTGGTCCATCGGAGTTAGGTGGATGTCGGCGTAAGGTTTGGTATCGTCTTAACGATCAACCTGAAACCAATGACAACGAGATGAAACTCGCTGCCATTATGGGTACTGCTATCCACGCTGCTATTGAAGATGCTATCGGTGTAGCAGATCCTAAAGGTGAGAAGTACTGGGTTGAAACTGAGGTTGAATACAATGGTATGAAAGCCCATATAGATTTATTCGTACCTGAAACTGGAGATGTGATAGATTGGAAAACCGTTAAGGTTAAGAATCTATCCTACTTCCCATCGCAACAACAGCGCTGGCAAGTACAGGTGTATGGCTATCTGCTTGACAAGTCGGGGAAGGGGAAACCTCGTAATGTTAATCTTGTAGCCATTGCCCGTGATGGTGATGAACGAGATGTTAAGGTTCATTCTGAGCCATATGATCCAGTTATTGCAGAGGAAGCACTGAACTGGTTGGCTGCTATCAAGGAGTCAACGGATGCACCAGAGCCAGAGCGTGATCAAAGTTTCTGTAAGAGTTACTGTAAATACTATGACGAGTCTGGTGAGATGGGATGCGTTGGTCTAAAAAAAGAACGTATCGCAATTGACGAACAGGTCATTGCGGATGCAGATGTTGATAAGAACGCATTACTTTATTTACAATTAGACAACAAGATCAAAGAGCTAGAGAAGGAGAAAGACTCCTTGCGTACTAGCTTTGAAGGTTTACTTGGTACTACATCTAGTGGTATCCAGGTAAGTTGGACAACAGTTTCCGGAAGGAGTACTGTTGATGCAATAGAGGTGCAAAAGTTGCTTGGCTTCATACCAAAGAAGGAAGCACCTGATTCACTTCGCTTAACAATAAAACAAACTGGAGGAAAATAAATGGCTGCATCTGAGTCAACAAAGTTTCAGGTTAACTATAAGTTATCTGATGGAACTCTTGTAAATCTATATGCAAAAGATCAAGCAGATCTTGAAGCATCACTAACTACTATCGCTGACCTAGCGACACTAGTATCATCAACTGGTAAAGCACTTGGTGCTACACCGCAATCTAATGGCGCAGCATCTGTTGCCTATGCCAAGCAAGCACTGGGTGCAACAGCAGTTGCAGTACCAGCAGGAGATACTCCTGATTGTAAGCACGGTACTATGTCATTCCGTTCTGGCGTTGGTCAGAAGGGTCCTTGGAAAGGTTGGATGTGTGCTGCACCTAAGGGTGCTGCAGATAAGTGCGAAACCGTCTGGGTTCGTTAGCTTTATGCGGGTTCCCTACAACTTTGAGAACCCACTATGTAGAGAAACTGCACCAGAGTTATTTTATCCTGACAAAGGTGAAGATAAAACTCACATAGCAATAGTAAAAAGTATTTGCGGTAAGTGTCCTCACTTAGCTGAGTGTGCTGAGTGGGGCATTACCAAAGAAGTTCACGGCATATGGGGAGGACTTGCTCCTACGGAGCGTAGAAGAATCCGTATGAAAAGAAGGATTGTATTACTGGAAGAGGAAGAGGAAGTTGCTTAATTTATCTAGGGCTTGGAGTGGGTCAACCACTAATGCAAAGCCACTACCTGATGTGTGGAAGTCTGTTGCTTCATTGCATATGAAGTTCCGCAGAGGTCAGGTATGTATGGTGGCTGCTGCACCAAACGCTGGTAAGTCTATGTTTGCATTAATCTATGCGATCAAAGCAAATGTTCCTACATTATTTTTCTCAGCCGATACTGATACAGCAACTGTGATGATGAGAGCAGCCTCTCACCTATCAGGTCACGGTCAAACTCTGGTGGAAACTAACCTAAATAATAACCGTCATTATTACAATAGGTTTCTCGGAGAGATGTCCAACATACAGTGGGTCTTTGATTCATCACCATCACTAGATGATATTGAGTTAGAGATCAAGGCTTATGTTGAACTCTTTGGAATTGCACCAGAGTTGATTGTGATTGATAATCTAATGAATGTTGCTGCTGAAAGCGACAATGAATGGGCTGGACTACGAGCCATAATGGTTGAACTGCACGATATGGCAAGACAAACAGAGGCTTGTGTTCTAGTACTGCACCACGTTAGCGAACAGAGTGAGTATGGCAAACCCAATATGCCACCTGCCCGTAGAGCAATTCACGGTAAGGTGAGCCAGCTACCTAGCTTGATCATTACTCTCGGTTATGATCCAGTAGAGAAGATGCTAAGGGTTGCACCTGTTAAGAATAGGTTTGGTCCACACACAGCAGATGGATCAGAGTTCGCCACTTTGTTCGTTAACTATGCTGTATGTCAGATCTCTGATGATGATGCAATGGGTCGTATGTATAGACGGGATGCGATACTAGATGTCGGCTAAGTATAATAAACAAAAGGGCGCAGCCTTTGAGATAGATGCAATGAAATGGTTTCGCAAGATGGGTGTACTGGCTGAACGCTTACGCTTATCAGGCAAGGAGGATGAGGGAGATCTAGTAGTTATGGTTGCCGGTGAAACCTACATCTTTGAGTTAAAGAATACTAAGACTTTAAATCTAAAGGAGTTCTGGGATGAAGCGCAAACAGAGGCTACTAATTATGCTAAGCATCGTGGTGTTGATAGGCCTTTTTCTTATGTACTATTCAAAAGAAGGAACGCAGGAATAGATAAGGCTTGGGTAATACAG